TCGCGGATCTGGAGCGCACCCAGGAATGTCGTGAGGTAGACCGTGGCCAGCTGCAGGCCTGGTGCATACTCAGCGTCCTTGCTGTTGGCCCGGTAAAGCATGTAGTCCAGAAGCGTTGTCTGGTAGATATCGCTGAGCGAAATCGTAGCAGCCTCATTCAGCAAGTCAGCCAGAACGGGCGAGTAGTTCATCTCGACGTAGCCGTTGCCGGTGTTGGGCGGGAACACGTAAAACGCGGTCTGATCCTGGTCATCGAACAGGAAGTTGATCGGCGCATCGGTCTTTGGTGCCGCGTGCCATTTAGGCTTATACGCATCGAGCAGCTCACGGGAAATCAGGCGCGTTGCGCGGCCCGGAGTCGTTCCGTCCTTACCCATGTAGCGAACGACCTCGAGAAGTCTCCAGCCGTCCGCAGGAATCGTTTGGCGGGTGCCAACCGCAAGTTTTACTGTGCTGACCTTGTTGGTCGACTGAGGCGACATCAAGGTAATCTGGCGTTGTCCATCGTTTAGCCAGCCGAGAAGCTCCGTGCGAGTCCAGCGGGTATTGCCCTGGTCAAGCAACTGGGTCGCGGCTTTGTTAATAATCGTTGAGGCTACGATGGTTCCCATATTGTCCTTAAAGGCGGGGGCCAAAGCCCCCGGTCATTACTCTTCAGCAGTAATGGTCACTGTGTCAGCAGCGCTGTTCACCGTGCCATCATTAACCACAAGGCTGGCCACATATACACCAGCAAGATCAGCCGTGAACGTCGGGCTAACGGTCGTGCCGCCAGTCAACGCTGCAGTGCTTCCCCCTGGAATGGATGTCAACGTCCAGGCGTAGGTCAGTCCGTCTCCGTTAGGATCAGTACTGCCCGACCCGTCCAGAGTGACAACATCGTCGACTGTTACCGTCTGGTCCGGACCTGCATTAGCAATAGGCGCGGTGTTCACATCCAATGCAACTTTGATGGCAGGTACTTGCGTGCCAGCCCAGAAACCAGCGGCGGTCATCCTGGCATCGCTGCTCGTTCCGGCGTTGTCAGCAACAATCTCAACAATCTGAACTGCAGAAAAACCAGCAGCTGCAAGCTCAGCTTGCGGTGCGCCGTTGTTGAAATTAACAACGGCTGTTGCCTGTACGCCAGATAAACCGCTTGAAACTAAATCACTAAGGACTGTCATTGCAAATCTCCTCTAAATGGGTGGAGGTTGCCCTCCACCCAAGCCCATCAGCCTGCTGCGAGCAGGAGAGCCAGACCGTCGGCTTGAACAACCTTGTAACCGTAGACGTTCAGTCCACGCACCAGGGTGCCAAAGTCGTTGGGGTTCTGGAGCGACTCAACCTTAGCGATTTGTGATGCAAAGGTGATGGCCGACTTGTGACCAGCCATGATCGCGTGACGCTTGAGAGTACCGCCCGATGCACCACCAGCAAAGTTCTGACCAGCTGCTGCACGGGGAACCAGGTTGGAGACGTACACGGTGAAGCGGTCGATCTGACCAATCTTGCCGTTACGCAGGATCGAGCTGGAGTCACCCATGAACTGAGCTTGAGCCAGGTTCGACTGCATCAGGATCTGACGCTCGGTGGGGGTGATGATCAGGAAACGATCAGTCTCAGGCACGTTGGCTTCGTCAAGAACAGACGACAGGGCTGTGATGCTCTGCAGAATGTTGTTGGCTGCCAAAGCTACGGGAGCTGCGTCGGTACCCAGGTTAAAGCCGCCGGAGATCTTACCTGCGGTAGCACCCTTGTTAGCCGCTGCACCCTGGTCGAACGTACCGGCCAGAACGTCCTGGTCGATAGCGATCTTCATCTGCATGGCTGCGTCGTTGGTGAACACATCCATCAGCTTAGGCTTTGACTGATACTCGAGAACATTGTTCACGTTCACGCCGAAGTACTTACCTTGGTTGATCGTCAAGCTGATCGTCGAAGGAGCGGGGACTTCGTATGCCAGGTTCTGGCCAACGCTGTAGTTGTTGATGGTGATGGTCGGGATCGTGTTGATGATCACGGTATCGCCCATGCCGGTGATATCGCCTTGCCAGTCGGTGTTAGCGATTTCGCCGAAAACAGTAGCGGCGTAGAACTTCTGGGCCAGCTTGCCAGACCAGAGAGCTGGAATGAACGTGCCGGAATAAGCGGTGCCCGCGTAAGCGACTTGACCGCCTGGGGAGTTAAAACCTCCTCCGTTGATCGGATATACTGCACCGGGGGTAATGGTAGCCATCTTTTACTTCCTTTCAGGTTAACAAAATTGTTAAACCGACCATCCCCCAGTTAGCTTCTATCTGACGCGGCCCTGAGAAATGGCGGCAATGATTTCTTTTTCCATGCGAACCGCCTCATCGTTGTCGATGTAGCCCCTTCGCCATTCGTTGTAGAACTCTTCGATTTCCTTTTGATTGAAAAATCGCTGGTTCTGGTCCGTGGCAGCCGGAGGCGTCGATGTACGCGAGCGGGTCGGCGCAACTTGACGCTGAAGATCCTGGCGGGATTGTTGAGGCTGCTTGGGCGCTGTCAGCTGCTTGTAGGTCTCGAAGATCGCTGCCGTACGGGCAACGTCGAAAACCTCATACGCATTGTTCAGTGCCGCTTGTCTGGGTAGGCCGTAAACCTGGTCCACCTGGGTCAACCACTCGAGGAAACCAGGGTCAGTATTTAGCTGCTCCCAGTCTGGTACTCGCTGGCTGAGCCCCATCAGGAATCTGTCTTTATCGGACACAACCTGACGCTCAGACACATTTCCAAGCTGACTCTTCAACTGCTTGATCTGGTTAACCAGGTCGACTTCGCGGGCTCGGAATTCGGATGCTTTCGACTCCGTGGCTCTCTCAATCAGGTCAATCAGATCAGGGCCAAATGCTTCTTTGTCTTGTTCAGTGATCAGAGACTTCTGCGGCTCGGACGCTGCGGTAGCCAATTTGGCTTCAATCGTTGCTTTTTCAGTAACGATCTGCTGGATCTGCGCTTTCATCTCGCGTAGGTCAGCATGAAGTCTTGGCACTTCTGCGTCGTACATTCCCTTGAGCGTGTGGTATTTGCTTTCCCACTTGCTTTCAGGAACTTCCTTTGCTGCAGGAGGCTCTTGCGAAACGGTCTGCGTCTCGGGTTCAACAGGCGGCGGATCTGCCGGTACTTCGTTCGTGTTGCCAGTCTCCGGGGGTTCTTGCGATTCTCCGGTCTCATCACCACTAAACTGCGCTACAAACTCATCTGCTGCTTCAACTTGCTGTTGAATTGCCTTGGGCAATGCCATTTCTATCTCCTTCGCTCCGACTCTCACCTCGCGCTCCGCCTCAACGGTCTGCGCTACGCGATAACGGTCTGCTACTTTTGGTTGTCAATGCCAACCCAAATGGGTTAGCGCCTTAGCTTCTCTGCCAGTTCACCTGACTTAGAAACCAGCTCAAGAACTTCCTTGAGCACTCCAGCTTCACCTTGTAACCGGTAAAACTGTTGTTCTTCCTGCGCCATCGCCAGTTTCTCGAGACTCTCTGCTCTGCAGTTCCTCAAGTACTCCAGCAATGGAGCAAATTCTTCTGCCCTTAAAAGGGTCAAGCTACGAGCGACTCTTTCGTCAACTCGAAGCATTTACTTGCAGCAACCGTCGGTTTTAGCCGATTCCTGTGCTACTTCTTTACCGCCACGCTTCAACTTAGCGAAGATTCCGCCGTTGTCGCCGCCTGTACCAGTGGCTCCGCCTTTCGACATACCGTCGGTCTTGGCAGACTCCTGCTTGTACTCGGCACCACGTTTTTCCATCGGGCTAACTGCTTTCATGTGTTGCTCCTTTCGTAACTACCTGATATGTATCAACAAATTCGGTAGTTGTCAATATGTTACATGGGTTGGAACTGATTAACAACTGGGCTGCCATCCATCAACGCAGCCCCGCCACCTGGTGCTGGAGGTGTACCTCCTGCTTGCGCCTGACCGTTTTGCTGCTGCTGTTCGGCCATCATCGCCTGTTGCTGGGCGGCTTGCATCGCTGCGGCTTCAGCCACCTTTCGCTTGATCACGTCTACGGGGGGCACGATGTCGTCGGTATTCATGTCCAGACGCTTTGCGGCCTGGCGCAGTAGCGCTGCCGTGCCTTCCAGGCCGATGACTTCCTGCACGACCGGGCTGTTGAGCGCAATCGAGAGGAATTCGTTCTGGCGCTGGGCTACAGCTTCCTTCTCCATCAGGCTGGCTGCGCCCAATGCCTGGATATTCACGTCGCCCTTGAGATCCGGATCGTCCGAATACCGCATGTTGTAGTAGTACAGCCGGTCGATCAGAGGCTTGACCACGTACTCGTCGATGTTGGCGATAACCTGCTTGATCGACTTGCCAGCGTTGGTCATGAGCATCGACATGCCCGAAGCCGTACGGCCTGCGCCGCCCGTCGGGTTGCCGCCAGTCATGTAGCGCGGGATGCCTGTGTACTCGTCAGCCAGGATGGCGAACTTCTCATAGACCGCCAGGAGTTCGTTGGCCATCGAGTTCGGCTGGAAGAAATCCACCGGGCTCTGGTTGCCGTTCATGGGGTCGCTGGTGACCTGCCAGATCTTCCAGGGGAAGAGCTGTGTGATGTTCTCGCCCTGGGGCAGCCGGTCGATGTTGTAGACCACTTGCGGGCCGGAGGCCAGGCTCATGTTGTTCACCAGGGCGCGAGCCGTGGCGTTACAGATCTCCTGGGAGTCGCGGCACAGGTCTGCTACCGAGTTCCCCCAGAACGCACCGGGGACTTCTTCGTAGGACGCTTTGTAGTACGGCTTCCTGCCGAGCGGGTCGGGGTTGACGACCGCTTTGATGACCCAGCGGCCGATGAGCCAGGCTTCGATGGGGTACTCCGCGAGCGTGTCGGGGACTTCCTCTTCGGAGAGACCCCAGTCTCTGAGGAGCTGACCTTGGACACTCCCCCAGTACTGGAGAGCGTCGATAAGCTCGCTTGGGTTTTGTCCGATTGAAGTAGTTGCCTTACCTTCTGCTGTAGCTTTTGAAAGATCAACATAAATCCATTCACGTAGGCCTCCTTTGCCGTATTCCTCGAGTACCTGGCGGATCGCTCCGTCGCTGTACCCTTCAACGCCCATCATCGCAACCAGGTCGGCACGCTGAAGTTTGTGGCGCTCAATCATGTACCCGTCGTCAACACCAGAAGAATCCGGGGCTGGATACATGTTAAATGGATCAACACGCTCCCACTCGAGCATGAGTTCCTTCTCGACCTTCAACTCGTATGACTCGCCCACGCGCACCCAGTTCATGTTGGGCTTTGAGCGAACAACCGGGCCTTTGAGAATCGCTGCGGGAAACGTCACCAGGTCATCGATAAACTGAGCGAATGCGGTCGTCCAATTGCCCGAAAGCAGCTGGCTGTGCATCTTGCGCTCCATCCGGGTGGCGTCTTCCTTGGCCAACTCGGTCATCTCTGCCATCGCCTGGTCTTTGAAGTCGAGCAGCATCTCGCGCACTTCCTGATCCGACGGGTTTGCACCCATAGTAAGGATCTGGGCAAGCTTTTGCTCAGCGCGGCGCATCAGGTCCATCAGCACCGGGGGAGGCATCTCCGGCATCGGGTTAGGGCGCAGGGACCAGGGTTTATCGTTGGAGTCGGTCAGCAGCACGTCTCTGAGCCAGCTCGAGGCAGCACGGCATTTGTTTGACGTGAGCATCATGTAAATCTGGCTCGATCCCTGCTCTTGCAGCTGGATCAGTTTGTCGGGGTCGTATTGACCTCTGCGCTGGCGTACAGACTTCAGCATCCTTTGCTCGACCGTCATTTCCTTGGCCGTGCGGGCGTAAGTCCACTTCTCTTTGATGTACCCAGACAGGTTCTGAATCAGGGTTTCGGAGTTAGCTGCTACTGCTGCGGCCTTTTCTTCGGCCTGGAGCTGCTGAACCGTTTTAATCGGTACCAAACCGCCGATGTTAGTCACACCGGGGGCCGAAGCGCTCGTTATATTCAGGCCGTTTTCCATATCCGCTTATAACTCCTAACTTGTTGATTTGTCAAGCATCATACCCAAAGATAGGACGTTTTGACAATTTCTCTGGCCTTGGGGGCCATCAAATCCCCGGTCAAATTGCCGTCTGCGTGCAGGCAGGCATACTGAAACCCGTCGAGTAAGTGGCTGTACATGTTCTTCTCGGGTTTGTCGTCCACATCCCCGTTAGTCTTGGTGCGGTACCGATACCCACCGCGAAGGCCATTTATTAGCGTTCTGCACTCGGGGTCGATCAGCATCGCAGGTTTGCCGTCCACCATCCGGGTGAGCCAGCTGTCCACGGCGTTTAACCGCGCAGCGATACTGTTGGTCTTAGCCGGTATGACCCGGAACCCTTCCTGGCGCAAGATGTCGAACACGCTTCGCTCATCGGTCTGAGCCCGCTGCTGCCCCGCCGGGTCGCCAATCACTATGACCGGCATCCCTGGGAATTTGTTCGCCAGGAGTGGCTTTAACTTCTCACGGATGAACCGCAGCTCGCCCATGCCGTCCGAGGTAATCTCGGCCAACGTGAGGAACCTGCCTTGCGGATCGGTCTGGCTGATCGTACATGCTGGGGTTAACCCGAAGTCATGCCCTATGATCAGCGGGTGCGTCGACATCTTGATGTAGTTGAGCGGTTTGGCTGCCACATGGATGTCACGATCAAACGCTCGGAACACTGGCTGGCCGCTTAGCGACTTGCCGAACTTGGCGTTGATGTACACGTCCACCCAGTCCTCGGACTTGCCTTCGGCCAGGTTCTCGTAGTACCCGTCTGGCAGAAACTCGATCCAATCCGCATCGGGAGATAGACCACTGGGCTGAAAGAAGCATTCCGCGTTTTTTGGCGGGTCCGACAGGTACTTTTCCCAGAAGGTGTCCATGTCGGGTGGGTTGGTCATGCCCCAAATATGAGCGTTGCTCCTGCCGTCATCAGTAACACAGCCCACGCTGTTATCAAGTTTCGATGGATATCGACCGAGGCGACCCTGAAGAGCGTTAAATATATCAGGATTGATTTCCCTAAACTCGTCAAGAATGCCAAACGAAGCCTGGAGAGATAACAACCTACGCACGTCGTCCGAGTCGTCCAGGCCTCGGAATAAGATTTCGCATTCCACATCGTCGAACCTCAGAATAAATTTGTACTCGGACTTCAGATACGACCCCGCCTGGCCGTCCGGATACCAGCGAAGTACATCGGGAATGGAGGTGTCGCGCAGCTGCTCGCGTGTGTTACGAACCCAGATCGCTCGAGACCGTCGTACGCCATCTCGGCACTTGGCCATCTGAGCTGCGTGGTACGCAATCTTCATAATTCCAGCCGTGGTCTTCGTACTACCAACTGGCCCGACGACTAAGGAGATAAAAGCTTCGCAAAGAACAAATCCTTTGACGCTCTCCGGGGGTGTGTATGTTAGGTTCATTCGGCTGTAGTTTTCATTGACGTTTCATGCACCTGTTCATTTTTGTCAGATATCTGTACAGGTTTTTCTGACATGTCGACGGCATCGACATCAATGGTTTGGGGGGCCTGGTTGCCCAGATTGATCGTGATACTGAACCCTGGACCGGATGCCACCGCCTGGTTCGCCTTGGGTTCCATGTCGGCCAGTTTGGCTCCGACTTTGATGAACTCGAGCTTTTGCAGCAGGGTGGAGTCGTTTGACCTGGCGATCTTGTATGCGTGCTCAAAAACGTCCTCTGTGAGGACTTTGGCCTTGACCTTGAAGGTGAACCCGGATTTCTCGTACTCGGCCTTCTGGGCCGCTACAGCGTTCTGGAACGGTATCCATTTCGTCAGAGAATCCCAAGAAGCCCCGGCAATTCCGTAACGAAAGGCGATGTCCCTGGGTTCCTCCAGGCCCGCTGCGATCTCAGCCACCATCTCCGAGGGCACCGACAGCCGCCCTGGCTCAGGCAGCAGTTCCGCGTCGTCCATGTTCTTTGAGGTACTTGATCAGGATCTGCCGAATGACTTCGGATGTCGTGGTCTGGCGCTCGGTGGCCAGTGCCTTGAGGTGTTCCATCACGTCCTCTGGCAAAAAGAAGTTGTGGCGTTTCATGGTTATTTGTCACCCTTTGCGTACTTGGCTGGGCTCAGCTTGCCAGCTTTGATGTCCTTGGCCGTCTTGACCAGGGTCTTTGGGTTCTTCTTGTCGCCTTCTGCTTTTTCGCCACGGGCGTACTGGAGAGGGGAGAGCTTTCCGGATTTTACGGCTTTAGCCTCCGTAATTTCCTCGGACTTGGACTCTTTACCCCGGAACAATTGTGCTAGTCGCATGGTGCAGCTCCTTTCATCGATGAACGGATGTTAGTACGTATGTGTATGCAAGTCAAGTGACGGAATGGGGTATGTGTATACGATGTGTGTATG